CTCCTTTCTCAACGGACGAATACTTCCTCAATAACAGGAAAACCTACCGGGAATTTTACAACCCAGAAACCTGCACTTTCGACAAGTACGTCGACCCTATTGACGCTGAGCGTCGCTACGGCCACCGTATTACCGAATCTCTACTTGACCAGACTACTCCGGCCAAATTTGGATTTATGAAAGGTGCTATTTTCTCGTGGACCCGACGTTGGCACCACATCATTAAAGATGGCTTTGCTGACACTACTGAACTCATTCCTACCTACCTTAAGGATAGGTTCATTTTCCCAATGTTATTACACACCAAGACCGCAATCGTCAAGAAAGACGACCCGAATAAGATGCGAACCATCTGGGGCTGTTCCAAGCCTTGGATTATCGCTGACACCATGTTCTTTTGGGAATACGTTGCCTATGTGAAACTTCACACAGGTTCAACTCCCATGCTCTGGGGCTATGAAACCTTCACAGGTGGATGGTTCCGATTGAACGCCGTGCTATTTGAGTCACTTCTTCGCAGATCATATCTTACCTTAGACTGGAAAAGATTTGATAAGCGCGCTTACTTCTCATTGATCCTCCCGATCATGCAAGGAGTCAGACAGTTTCTCGATTTCGATCATGGATACGTACCCAACAAGGATTACCCCAATACCGAAAAGGATTGGAGTGACCTTAAATCACAAAGACTCGACCGTCTATACGAATGGACACTTGATAATATATTTCAAGCCCCAATCGTGCTTCCCGACGGAAGGATGTTTCGACGACATTTCGCAGGTATACCCTCCGGACTGTATATAACGCAACTCCTCGATTCTTGGTACAACTACACTATGCTAGCAACGATTCTTTCCTCTTTAGGATTTGACCCGCGACTATGCATCATTAAAGTTCAAGGCGATGACTCAATCATACGCCTAAATGTCTTGATACCCCCTCATGCTCACAAAGAATTTTTAACTAAGATGCAAGAACACGCTGAATATTACTTCAAAGCCGTCATTTCCCTAGAAAAGTCAGAAATTCGCAACCAATTAAATGGATGCGAGGTGCTATCATACCGCAACACAAACGGAGTCCCATTTCGCGATGAAATCGCAATGTTGACTCAGTTTTACCACACTAAAGCTCGCAACCCGACGCCTGCCATCACAATGGCTCAAGCAATCGGATTTGCCTATGCTTCATGCGGACACCACGATCGTGTTTACAATGCCTTAAAAGCTGTATACGATCATTATGCCGATCAGGACGTAACACCTAATCGTGCAGGACTTTCTCTAGTATTTGGAAACTCTCCAGATATGGTTATACCTCATTTGAGTGTTGACCACTTTCCAACGAAGGCCGAGATACAACAGTACTTCTTGAACACAACCTACGCAAACGAAGATCAAAATGCCAAAACATGGCCTCTTGACTACTTCCTTCATCCCCCTTGCGTCCGTACTTAGTTTGAGCAATTATTGTCTTTTT